CCCGGTTTGCTTGGCCAAATCGGCCATGATGGCGTTCATATCCCCGGACGCCAACGTGACTTCGTCCAAGGATGGCACTAGCTTTTTAAGTGACGTGGTGGTCCCGCCGTAGCCTTTAGCAATTGCCTTAGACACGGTTTCCACGTCTGTACCGGTGGCGGCCGCCACGTCCAACGCCACGGCCAAATCCTTTTGGGCTTTGGTTACGTCCCCGGAGCCCCGGGCCAGCGTGGCCATAGCGGGGCGGAGCTGGTCATCGGCCACGCCCGTGGCCTTAGCCATTTTGTCTATATACGCTTCGGTGGCGTCAATTTGGTCTTGGGTGGCCCCGGTTGAATTCTTCAAGTTTTGGGCCAGCAATGCGGCAGCTTGGGCGTCGTCGGCGGCCGCGTTGCCGGCGGATATCGCGGCGGCCCCGAGCGCGACGAGAGCGGCAGCGGCCGGGACGGCGGCCGCTTTAACGGCCCCCTTAACCGACTTGAATTGCGACGCGTACTTTTTAAGGTTGGACGTGGAGTCTTCGGTTTCGGTGACTACGCGGACAACCAACTCAGCGGTGCTTGCCACGTCGTTTCACCTCTTTAGCGTTTCGCTCCAACACGTCTAACACGGTGGCCAGAATTTCGTCCGATTCGTCCCGCCAATGGCGGGGGGCGGTATTCGTGGCCACGGCGATTTCCACGATTAACCGGGATCGGGTCCCGGATCGATAGGGCGGCCGGTTTCCTCATTTTCGTCGGCCCGGGTATCGGTTACCGATAACACCGAAGCTTCCCATTGCTCATAGGTCACCGTGTTATCCACTACCCCGGCCCGCCGGGAAGCGGACCACGAAATAAACGTGAGCCACTTAAATGGGGCTTCCTCGAATTTGGGCCACTTGTGCCTAATCCGGGTGGACTCCCATGCGAGTAGGTCCCGGTTATCGGTTTGGATTTCCAATGGTTCGGTTCCGTTGTCCCGGATTACCCGGACGTGCGGAGCCACCAACCGCACTTCACCCATTGGCTTATGCCCCTTCCACTTGTCCTAGTTGTTGCTCAACTTCCGCTTGGTACGCGGCCACGATTTCCGCCGTGGCCGCCTCCAATGCGGGGCGGAGATACGGGGAGGCGGGAACCGTGACGGTCCCGTATTCCTGATATGGCCCGTAGGGGATATCGGTCCCCACCAACACTTCATTGGTGGCCACGTCCACCCGAATGGACCGGGAGAGGGCCCCCGTGTCCACCGGGGCTAGCGAGCCGGCCCGGATCCGTACCGCTTGGCCCGCTTTCTGTCCCGCCGTTGGCATTTCTTTAATGTCGTCCGCGAATTGGTTTAGGGACCGGTCCAGCTCTTCGGCCCCCTCCACTTCCGCGCGGAAGTCATTTTGGCTCATGCCACGTCGGATTCCTCCGCCATGCCCAACGGGGTGCCGTAGCTGTAGGTGGGCTTGCCGACAATCGAAAACTCGAAATCGCTTGTCATGGTTTCCCCGGTGGTGTCCCCGCCAAAGTCCAGCGGGTCCAGCGTGAGGGTCCCGGCGGCCGAAGTGCCCGCGTCCGTGTTGGGGGTAAAGGTGAAATCCATTACTTCCCCCGCATGGTCTTGGGAGAGCGCGAAAAACCCCGCCGTTTCCGCCACGTCCGTATCCATGTTCCCGGACAGGGAATAGGCATAGGTGACGGCACCGGGGCGGACGGTTCCGCAAAGTTTCGTGGTGGAGTCCCCCTCATCTTTGTCAGCCGAAATCACCGCGTTATTGACTAGGCACGACACGTCAATGGGCGTACCGGTTTCTCCGATTGTCAGTGTTCCGGGTCCGAGCGGCCACACGGGCGGTTCGGGAGGGTTAACGGTCATGGTTTCCTCTCATTCGGTGGTGAGGCGGAGCCGTAAACCGGGCATGGTTTGGCGGTCCGCGAAAGCGATAGATACGGGCTCCGCGTAGTTGACCCGGCCAATTCGTTGGAGCGCGAAAGCCACCACGTCCCGGAGCTGGTCCCCCTCATCCACGGTTGTGGGCGCGTAGTCCCCGGGCAGGGTCACCAACACGTCGAATTGATCCCGGGCCAATGTGCATAGCGGCCCGTCATAGGTGGTTTGGATCCACCGTGGCCACGCGGCCCCAGCGGTGGCTTGGTCGGGGGCCGCCGGGTAACCGGTGAGCCCGTTAACCGCGTCCAACGCGGCCACGATGGCGGAACGGGTGCCACCGGGCCGGGTGGCGGGATCCCGGGCAGCGGCCGGGTTGGCCAAGCTCATGCCAGCACCACCCGGCGGTAGGCGCGCTCATGCTCTTCCACCAACGCGTCCAATGCGGGGATCCGGGCGGGCCCGAATTCGGCCGCGTCCAAACCGACCATGCCTAGGGCCAGATTCCGGGCCGCGATTTCCCGCTGCACCCGGCGGAGCAACCCTTGCGCCAACGCGTCCGGGTAGTCCGCCGGATCCCACACACACCGGGCCCATTGGTCCGTGGAACACCCGTCCAACATGCGGCCCAAATCCTCATCGGAGAGGGCCGTTGTCGGAACCCGAACGTAGGCGCGGACGGTGGGAAGGTCCAACGTTGTCGGGGCGGGCTCCGGGATCGGTAGACCCGGTGTGGTGGTCACGGTTTACACCGGGGCCGGCACGGTGAACTTAGTAAACGCGGCCGGGAGGACATTGACGAAAGCCCCATATCCGGCATACCCCACAAGCTGACCCAACACGTCCGGTTCGCCAACTTGCATGAGCCCGTCCAAATCCTCATACCATTCCGCGTAGCGGGACGGGCCTTGAATCATGGTGGACGCGGGGAAGTTCTTGTCCACCACTAGGCGCATACCCACGGGGGCGGATCCGCCGCCGGGGTTGATTCCCGGGAATAGCGGGGACTCAGCGGTGGTGAGTCCACCCATGCGACCCCAAATGTCGGGGGAAACCCACACGGTGTCCGGGGCATTGCTCCCGGTGCCCATGGCGTTGGCGGCCGCCGTGAATACCGCCTCAAAGATTCCCGCCGCGTCCCACGTGGCAATCGGGGCGGTGTTGGTGACCCCCGCCGCGAAATCCTCGCACGCTTCGTTATCGGTGGCGTTGGCATAGACCGCCGCGAAATCCTCGAAAACGATTTGGAGGATTCCGGGGGAAGTCCACTTCACGTCTTGCCGCGAAATGTTGAGGTGGCCCGCGAACGTGTCCGCCGCTACCGGAATCTTGCCGATGGCCATTTTCTGGGACGCGGTTAGCGTCTTTTCTGCCGTTTGCTTGTCCACGGCCACGTGTTGGGTAATCACGGGCCGGTCAAAAGTCCCGGCCGGGAGCGGCCGCCGGACAATTGAATTGATAAACGGCCGGGCCGAATCAATGTCGTTCAGCAGTGCCCCCACCACGGGCCGGGGCACAATTCCCGGGTTATCGGCCAAGAGCTGGTGAGCGGTGGCGCGGTCGATTTTCTCCCGCGCGGCCGGGTCCCGGAGCATCCACGCCCGGTGAAGTGTCACCGCGTATTCACCCACGGTGGGGAATTCCCGGGCAATGTCGTATTCCGGTTCGGAGGCGGGGGCGGTGCGGGTTACGGCGGCCGCCGGCAGGGTTCGCCGAAGCTCGGCCACCTTTCCGTTACGGGACTCCAATTCGGTGTAGTGCTCAATAGCGGTTTGGAGTTCGGTGAGGCGGGAGCGGTCTCGGTCCACTTGGGTTTGCTCGGTTTCGTTTACGTCCCGGTTTTCGTCGGCGGCCCGGTTAATCAGGTCATCGATACCGGTCCGGATTTCGTCGTATTGGGCGTTTAGTCTGTCCAGATACGCACCCATGGTTTACCCCTTGGGGTTGGTCGGATAGGTCACGACCGGGTGGCGGTTCACACACATTCCGGGGTGGCCGCTCATGGGCGGGGTGGCCGGTAATGGGGACCGGGTGGCGGTTCTGTCTTCGGACGTTAAGCCCGGGGCCCTAGGCGGTCAATAGTGGTTGGTGGGAAACCCGTCCCCCCCCGGCGGTTTCACATGGCGGCCGGCGGGTTGCCGACGACGGGCCCACCGATACCCGACCACCACCCCGAGCACAAATGACCCGGTGCCACTACCTAGTAGAGCAATGACCAAATCCAGCCATGGCCGCCCCGTGGTGGTCACCGCTCACCACGGGATGGCTTCACCGAACGGGCGGTGGTCGGAGCTGGCGTCATCCTTTAGGAGTTTGGCTTTCGACGGTTTGCACGTGGCCATCGTGAAATCGATTAGGCGGTTTCCGTGGGTGCCCTTGTCGTTGGGGGGTTCCCGGTCCCCAGCCCACGTATTGAACATGGACGGAAAGTAATCGTTTACCCGTTGCATCCAATCGGAGGAATGTACGTCCACGTTCCAATCCCCGGTGAGCATTCCTAAATCGGGGTGGTCCCGCTTCCGGATTTGGTTCCAATAGTCACCCCACCCATTGACGGCCGATTTCCACGCGGCCGCTTGGGCGTTGTCGTAAAAGTGGTTTCCGTTTTGTACGTGGCTAGGCAGGTGGCATGCGGAGAGGAAGACGGTCCCCCCGTTTTTGTGTTCCAACAACGCGGTGGCACACCACGTTTCATGTTTCCGCCCCTGCCCATCGGTCCACACTTTATTGGTGAGCTTGTGGGGCTCTTTCCATACGGGCGAGAAATCCGCTTTACGCCACATGAGCCCCACATCCGATTGGGACGGAACCCACGCGGCCCAATTGTCCGGGTCCGCATCCTTTAGGACTTTCGTCCGGGAATCGGAGCCCACCTCCGTGAGTGTCAACACGGTGGCGTTGGGGTCCTCCGCCTCCACCGCGCGTTCCACTTGGTTGGCCAACGATTGGGCCGATTCCGAATAGAGCGATGAGGAATGAGCGTGGCGAATGGTGGTCACGGCCGGGCCGGCAGTCCGTCCAGCCACGAGCGGATCGAATCCAACCCGGGGGTGGGTGATGGCTCCTCCACGGTGATGTGTTCCCGGGCCACCAACACCCCGGCCCCCGCGTATTGGGGTTGGGCGGTGGCGGCCACGTGGTCCAAGGCGCAATTTTCGCGCCACACCACCCGGTCATCGGCGGCCCCTTCCGTCCGGGACCGGTACACCTTTGCGGACACGGACCACCCGGTTAGCTCACCGGCCCTAGCGGCCTCCGCTTGGGGGTGGGAGCGGTCCAGCCGGAACGTGGCCCGGAGCCCTTCCAATTCGTCCGCCAGGGCCACGCAACGGCCTAGGAAGCGGTCCCCAAAATCCCCGGCATGGCCCAACATGAGATTGACCCACCGGCCGCCTTTGGTGGCGTCCCGGGCGAAAGCTCCGGGGGTGAACCCTTCCCGGTAATAGCTCACCCCGTCATCCGTGACCCGGTGGGCCACCCCGTAGGGGACCGCGATTCCTTCCACGGTCCAGCCATCCCCCACCGGTTCTAGGGCCGGGGCGGCCCGTTCGATAATCAATTCGGGCATGACTAGTTACCTCCCGTGTTCGGGGCGGGGCCGGGTGCCTGTTGGATTTGGTCCGCCGGTAGGGCCGGGGCGGACAGGTCCTCCGGGCCGGGGGCCTCCGGTAATGCGTCGGTGGGCTCGGGAGCTGGCAGGGCCAGCGGTTCCGTCTCGGGCAGGTGCGGCCGTCGGATGGCCGCGCGGGCCTCATCGGATCCACCGCGGAGGGACGGCTTGACGTGGGTGATGACGACGGAGAGGCCGTCGAGGCGGCGACCTTCGATCGAATCGATCACCGCCTGTTCGTACTGCTGCACGCGAC